TAGCTATTCACAAAGTGGGTTTCCCATTGGGATAATTTATTTTTAAAATTGGTTGACAAAATCAATGCAAATATGTTATAATATAAGTAGAGGATATAGTGACAGGTAGTTTAATTCTAGATGAGAAAGCCACTTCTTTGTCGAGCTGCCAAATATGGGATGTCTTATGTGGTCAGTTGCTCGTAAGGGTAAAAAGTAAGATGTTCAATATGATATAATATGTGGTTTATAAGAGTTAAGGCTGGCTTTAATGGTTCTCCCACGGAGATTCCTGTTATAACAGAACTAGTAAGTTTAAGTTTACTCGGTGGGCAATTGATTTATCCAACTATGTTTTTTAATTACTTCAATGGTTGCCCAAGTTTTAATGTTTTAAGTGATTTTCCAGTATTAAAGGAAACTGAAGATGAAATGCTGGAAAAATTAGATGGTTTATATAAAGAAAAAGAAACCCAAGAAAGAATCACCACAGCTTAAATTCCTTAGAGAAGCTAGGGAGCGAGAGAGTGCGGGGATTCAACGAAATGAGAAGGGATTTAAGAGACTAAAAAGGAAATATGGCAATCAAAATAGGTAAAATCCTCGGTAAGTTAGCGGAAGTATTACCACTCGGTAGTACGGCTAAGTCCCTTATTAAAGGGGCGGGGTCTCTTCTCTTTAAGAAGGCTGCTAAGGCAGTTGGTATAAAAGAAGATGTTGTTGATAATATTTTCGTGGAAGCAAATAAGATTGCTGAATATGACCAGGAAATTAAGATGGCTCTCATTGAAGAGGAGAAACAAAGGCGAGCACACGAACTCGCTTTGTTTGGACGTTTTGCTGAACTTGATAGTGGAAGCCAGAGGTTAAGGGCAAGAATCCGACCATTGCTATCATTTGGCTTGGTAGGACTTTTCGTTGTATACGGAATTACTTCCTTAGTTCAGCAATTATTTCCGTTAGTTCCTGGTTTTGAATTTGCAATTGTATTTCCACCTGAATTAGTAACAATAATTAAGTGGGTTGTTGGTTTCTGGTTTGGTGGAAGAAGTTTAGAAAAGATAATTGACACTGTGAGGAATGGAAAATCATAACTCCACGGTGGATATATATAAAAAAAGGGTTGGCTACCTTGCTTTTGCAAGGTGGGAATGATAGTCTACGATTTATGCGTTTGTTTCGTGGGTACTCGGACTATAAAGGAGAATAATGGCAAAGCCATTAAGTAACGATACGCCACTAAAGCCAAATCAAAAGAAATTTATAAAACATAAGATAGCAACTGGTAACTCAGCTAAGGCTGCGACTTTAGCTGGCTTTGGAGACCCTGGATATGGGTCATATCTTATGAAACAACCCAAAATACAAAATGCCTTACAGCAAGCTCTTGACAAAGCAGGTATAACTGATGAATTAATTGCTAAGAAGATTAAGCAACAATTAGAAGCTTATCACGTCAAGAAAGATGGTGGGAAGAAATATCCCGATTACCATGCTAGAGATAAGGGCATTGATAAAGTAATTAAGATTAAAGGGGGATACGCCCCTGAGAAACACGAAATAAGGCAAGAAAAATTAGTTTTGATAATTACCCCAGAAACAATTAAGGGATTGAAAGATGCTAAGGCTATTACCGAGGCTGATGTTGAAGTTATCGAAGCTGAAGCCTTAAAAGAGGAAGAAGATGCCGAAATCAGGGATTGAGCATGTTGCTAAACATATAGTAAGGGCTGCTGCTAAAGCTGCTATGAAAAAAAGGAGAAAAGCAGCAATTGAGAAGATGAAGAGAGAAGAAGGGATAATGCCATATAAAAAAGAGAAGACATTTGATAAAGCTGATGCAAAAGCAGATAAGGTATTGACTATGGAACAATGGGCTGCTCAAAAACCAGTTAGGAAATTAGAAGAATCAAAGAAAGATTTTGGAAAACGACATAGAGCTTGGTTAAAGAGGAAGCCTAAGATTTAATGAATATTTCTCAACCTGAGTGGTGGATTAACAAATGCATTGAAGACCTTTATTTTCTTTGCAGATGTGTATTACAGACTCTTGAAGACCCTACTCCTGGGTTTAAGGATTTATATTATCCGACTCATAAACGTGTATGCAATTTTCTGCAAGATAATTGTGTTGAGGGTCAAAAGAGTTTGCTTTTGCTTCCGAGGAACTGGTTAAAATCATACCTTGCTACCTGTGGTTGGGTAAGTCAAACAATGATAAAAAATTGGGTTCAAGGAAAAAGGGCAAGTTTTCTTATTAGTAATGCGACAGTTTCTAATTCTAAGGAATTTTTGGCACGGATAAAATATAATTTTCAGTATAATGACTTTCTTAGAAATTTGCTATCAACAATAAATCCTGAATTAGCTAGGCAATTGGAAGACCCAGAAAATAATGCTGAGAGATGGACGTTGGATGAAATTCAAATATTAGGAAATCGTATAGAATGTGGCTCAGTTGAGGGCAATCTAGTTTCTCGGCATTATTGGTGTATGATTAATGATGACCTTGTTAATTTAGAGAATTCAAGAACTAAAGAACAGTTGATGAAAACAATTGAATGGTGGAGATTAGCTCGTTCACTCCTGTTACCACATGGAGTTGAGCTTAATATTGGTACTCGGTGGAATTTTGATGACGTGTACGGGCATATTATAGATAAATTTATTAAACCAGAAAAGGACTATCATATTGGTAAGCCTATTGTAGAATTGCATACTGATAATTATAACTTAATGCAAATGGATTGTTGGGCAGATGCAGAGAAGGAAACTGGTTCAACATATCCTATTTTATTTCCAGAAAAGAAATTAAAACAATTGCAAGAGGAGCAGGAAGATGACTTTTACGGACAATACAGAAACGACCCTGCTGCAAAAGGTACGACAAAGTATAAGAGAGACTGGTTTCGTTACTACGATGAGGCTGACATACCAGATATTGTCTATACTGTTATGTTACTTGATGTCACGGATAAAGAAAAAATGACTTCTGATTTCACTGGCATGGTTATTGCTGATATTGGAGTAAATAAAAAGGTTTATATTAGAAAAGCCGAAAGGCAGAAAAAGACTGATAGGAATTTAATAGATTGGATATGTAAGATTGCACCTCATTACAATCCAGCTACTATTGGTATAGAATCTACTAAATATGAGACAATTGTAGAGTTAATGGAATTAGTTATTCCTCAAAAATTGAGGGCTAATGATATTCCCTCTGGGTATAAGGATTTCGTTACTTCTTTACCTCATATTTGTAGAGAATTGAAACATAGAGGACGACCTAAACCAATTAGAGTCGAAAATATGTGCGGATATGTGCAAGATGGTACGATTCTCTTTCCAAGAGAGGGTGCTGAACATTTAATAGAAGAATTATTAAGATTTGGGTCATGGACAACTGATGATACGGCAGATGCTTTCGGGTATTTGCAAGATGTATTGGTTTTCCCTCAAAAAACTGACCCTGTTAAGACTTTCGTTGTTCCTGAGAGGCTTAAAAAAAGTCCTATGCAGATAGAGCAGGAAGAATGGGAACAATTTAAAAGAGATTGTTACGCTGATGGGGGGTCTCCCCCTGATGTGGACGATATTTGGTAAGAGGTAATAATGACTTATTACGAAGATAATTTAGAAATGGAAGAAGCTAGTTCTGGTGATTTTACCATTACTGCGACTGGTACAGTTTATAGTAAAGATTATGCTGTCGGCAAATTTGCTATGTCTGAATTACTTATTACAAATAAGTATGTTTATTCCAACAAAAGTGGAGCTATTATAACTCCAACTTTGCAATATTACTGTAATGTTACAGCAAATTGGTATGACCACGCTGCTAGCTTTAGTGCTTCTGACCCTGCTGGTGCTACTACACAATATACGGCTTTAGATATAGCTACTGCGTTTGGAAATAGAATTAGATTAAAAGTTGTGGCTAGCGGTACTTTTGGTGGTAGTGAACAAGTTGTTGTAACGGCTGCTTTCATTGCTAAATCAAGATAAGAATTGAGATTAAAAAGACGAAGCCCACAGAGAAATATGGTCGCCATAGAGCCTGTCTCAACGTGGGATAAGTTAAAAATATAAAAGGTGAAAATTTATTATGGCTATAATGAAATACCTTAGAGTTGGCGATACTTATGAGTTGAAAGACAATCAGTGTCGCTGGCTAAAAATTCCTGGCTATGGTGATAATAACGCCAAGATGTCAGGTTTCATTACTGAATCCGAAGACGGGACAGACCATTATTTATGGTGTACTGATGCTGGAATTTGGTATTGGAAAGCCACTACTGAACCTTCAACTGAAACTGATGGAACAGTAGTTGGTGGTGCATCTGCTACTGATGCTGAGTTAGCTGCGTTAGCAGGATTGACTTCTGCTGCTAATAAGCTTCCATACTTTACTGGAAGTGGTACAGCAGCCGTGGCAGATTTTTCTGCTACTGCTAGAACCCTTTTAGATGATGCTAGTGTATCAGCTATGAGAACTACATTAGGATTAGCTATTGGTACTAATGTTCAAGCTTACGATGCAGATTTGACTACTTGGGCTGGCATAACCCCAAGTGCTAACATTCAAAGTTTTTGTGCTGCTGCTGATTATTCTGCTGCTAGAACTGCCCTTGGTGTTGCTATTGGAACTAACGTACAGGCTTATGATGCTGGACTAACAAATTTAGCTGCTGTTACAATGGCTGCTAATCAGTATTATTACACATCTGGTGATAATACTCACGTTGCTGCTGGTATTACTGCTAATGGAAGAAGCCTTGTGGCTGCTGCTGATTATGCAGCTATGCTTGCTCTTTTAACTGCTCAGGCTGGAGCTTCATTTAGTTGGAACTCTCAAGCTCTGACTAGCGTTGGAGCAATAGGTTGTGCTTCTGTTACTGCTACTGGTGCTCTTGCTGATGGCTCTGCTTCCTCGTTCACTACTGGAGCAAGCATTGGTAATTTAACACTTGGCGATGGAAGTATTGTTGATTCTGGCGGAACTGTTGATTTTACAAATTGTCATCTCCGAACAGGTGGAGATGTATTTTTGGATGCTGATGATGCAGAACTTCAAATGGGAGATAATGCTACTGATTCGTATCTGAAATTTGATGGAACAGATTTAATATTTTACGACACTAATGCAGGTTCAAAAACTCTTTCGCAATTATCTTCACAGGTACTTGACCCGACTGTTGCCTCTGGAGAAGACTTTACTATTACAGAGGGTAAGTTTACTTGGACTGATACTGCTGCTGAAATCGCTGGTGCATGGACATTCTCTAATGATACTGTTGATGGAATTGATATTACTATGGCATCCTTAACAACTGCTAATGGTATCCATATTGTTGCTGATGCTGTAACTACTGGAAAGGTTCTTCACATTCAATCTGACCATAGTGGTGCTGCTGGTGCATGTATTTATTTAGATTGGTTAGAAAGTGGTGGAAATGCTGATGGTAGGTATATTACTTGTTACGATGGTACTGGTGACGTACTTGCTATTAAGAAAACTGGTGAAATTGAAATTGCTGGTGCAACTAATACTGACCTATTAACTATTACTGCTGGAAATGTTGTGCTTTCAGATGGTACTATAACTATGACTGATGATGACAATACGGCTGCTTTTTCGCTTATCAACAATACCTACACAGACGGTGGTGATGGACTGATTGATATTAATGCTGATGGTATTACAGGTGGAAATTTTATCCATTTAGATACTAACCAAGCTGGAACTTTTACTGGTTCTTTTATCGAAGCTAATAACAATGGTACAGATGTATTTACGGTTAGTGGTCTTGGTGCAGTTGTAGCTGCTGCCTCGGTTGCTAATTCTACTGATGCTGCGTTAACGCTTACAAAGGGTTATTTGAAACTAACTAATGGTTACATTGACTCTGACTTAGCTGACTTAGCTGGTGTTGGACATAACTTTGCTTCTGCTGGAACTGGAACTGCTGATACACCACTTATGACTCTTACTAACTCTCAAGCTACTTTTGACCAAAGTATGTTACATATTGATGCTAATGCTAGTGGTGCTATAGATGCTGTTAATATTGACTATATCGGTGCTGCTGCTTATGCGGTTAATATCGCATTAGAAGCTGTAACTGGTGATGGTATCTTGATTGATTCGGTTGACGCATCTACTGGTCAAAGTATCAAATTTGATTTAGGTGAATGGTTAGGAACTGCTGGCGAAGGAGCATTACATATCGTATCTGATAGTGCTGCTACTGCCGAGGCTGGACATGCAATCTATGTTAACCTTCAAGGTACAGCCCAAGACGCTGCTGCTATTGACGGTAAAGGTCTTTATATTAAAGACGCAAGTGGCGTGGCTAGAGCAGGTTCTTATTTGGTTCGTTTAGAATCAACTAGTAACGATGCTCTGCATATTGCTGTTGGAGAAACTGTTCTTGATGTAGATTGTCATGTTACTGGTGGAACTGCTGCTGGAAGTACTGGTGTAGATTTAACATTCTACGGTGATACTGCTGGTCGTTTCGTGAAGTGGGATAGTGCTAATGACCAATTTCAACTCGGTGATGGTACTACAACTTTTAAGTTTGAGAACGCTGCTACTGCTTTAGATATTGATGGTAGTGCTGCTAATAACATTCTTAATATTGGTAAGAATACTGATACTGATGTTTTATTTCACGGAACTACTGCTGGAGCAGATGTGGAATGGGATGCCTCTGATGACGAGTTGAGTCTGTTATCTAATGCTAAGTTAAATCTCGATGGAGCACTGATTATAAGTGGAATTCAAGATATTACTGGTGCAACTGCTCCTGATGTACTTCATCCTGTTTCTACTATTACTAATGCTGGAGCACAAGGAGTGGCTATGGCTGATGGAGTAGAAGGACAGTTTAAGTACATTAATATGATTGGTGATACTGGAAATTTTGTTGTAACTCCAACTAACTTTGAAGATGCTACGATTACTTTTGATGATGCAGGTGATTTTTGGTATGGGCTTTTTCTCGGTGCACAGTGGGTAACTATTATCTCAACTGCTACTGTTGCTTAATTAGAAATTAGATTTAGATTAAAAATAAAAGGGATGAGAGGTAAGCATCTCATCCTCCCAAAAAGGAGACAACTATGAATTACATGGCTCTCATTAAAGATGCTCTTTATATAGGGGCAATAGTTTTTTTATGTTGGTTATTTTATTTAGAACGAAAAAGTTTGCTTAATAGAATAATGGCAAGAAATTTACAAGAATACGAGTATCACGATAAGATGTATGAAAAAGACATCAAAGAAGCAGAGAAACTTAGAAATGAAGCAAGAGAAGAGAGAGATGTAGATAAAGAGATTAAAGAAGAAATTGATTTAAAATATAAAAAAGAAAAAGAAGTTCTTGCAAAAATGGAAGAAGATTGGTCAGAAGAAGAAGTTGACTTTGAAAAATTAAGAGAGAGAATAAATGGATAATTTAAGAACAATAGTAAATAAGATTTCTCAGGGAAAGAAATTAACTCAAGGTCAAGAAGAAGACCTTAGGAAGAAAGTAGATTTATATTGGGATTCGCATCCTGATGTAGATAATCGTTTTCCTCGATGGAAAAAGAATATAGCTTGGGTTGCTGGGTTTCAACTTTATGATTATAATAAATACACAAATACATTGATTGAAGTTCCCCTTAAAAGAAAAGAGAAATTAGTCTTTAATAGACTTCGTCCATTCGTTAGAACTCTATTAGCTAAGTTAACTGCTGATGTTCCACAGATGAGTGTTATCCCCAAGACAACTGAGAATGAAGATATAGAGGCTGCGAGGGCAGGGGATAAAATAGTTGAAGGATTGGCTGAGAAAGTTAATCTACCTGAGATTCTTAATTTTGTTAAGTTGTGGACTATAATTACTAACCGAACATTTATTAGAGTTTTTTGGGATAGTGAATCTTATGGAATTATTGGTTATGGAGAAGAGGGAGAAGAAACCCGTGAAGAAGGCGATGTTAATATGGAATGTGTAAGCCCCTTTAATTGCCGAACTGATACGCTATACAATGACCATGATAAATGGAGATGGTTTATATTCGGGCAAGAAGTTGATGCTATTGCTCTTGAAGAAGAATACAATCTAAAAGAAGGAACTTTGGATGAGAAGTCAACAACTTTAGATACTGCCTATGATATTGAATCCTTTGATGCAGAAATGCATACTGGAATCGTAGCAGGAACTTCTGCTAAAAAAGAGGACATTACGGGGCGAACAGTTGTTCTAAAGGAATTTTGGACACCAGATGTATATGCCCTTGTTGCGGGACATGAAGTTTTAGAATACGATTTGAATCCATATGAGGAAATTCCGTTTTATCCAGTAGAGGAAAAACTAATTCCTATCTCAAATTATGAGAAAGGGATGGAATATAATGAAAGCCCATTAAAAGATGCTATAGGCATCCAAAGAGAATATAATAGAATGTACTCATTGAAGAGTACTGCACTTGACCGAGCAAGTAAATTGAAGGTCTTAGTTCCTTTTGGGTCTATGGTTAGCAAGAAACAAGTTACTAATGATTATGGAGTATTTATAGATTATAACCCAAAGATGGGGGCATCTCCTCATCAAATGAAATTAGACCCCTTACCAAGTTTTATTGAGGTATATACTCAGAATCTTGAAAGGGAATTTGAAATAACATTTGGGGTTCGTGAAGCAAGTTTTGGTAGATTACCAGAGCGAGCATCCCACGCATCAGGGACGCTAGTTAATTTGCTTCTGGAGCAGGATGATGTGCTGTTGAACCCCATTTTATCTACTATAAATAAAGCN